CACTCATACTGAATGGCTTGACCGATTTGTAGTCCATATTGATCGGTTGCTTTTTCCGCATCAGATACAAACTGATTTGGAAATCCTGCTGAGGATATATTTATCTTAACGTCTTTCATCTATCTTATTAATTCGCTTGTTCTTCCCTTGTTATTATACCTTGCAAAGTTAATGCTTATTTTTGACTCTTTTTTCTGAGGCTGATATAAGTGTTTTTGAATAGCCATTACAGCTAGTCCTGAGCTTATTGTCGCATCATACCTTGTTCTGTTATTTATATCAAATCTTGCCCAATCTTCCAATGTCCTTGTGAATATCATTGATCCCATTTCATCACTGTCCCTATATGTTCCTTCCATGTCTATTCCTACATACTTTTCAATATAAGACTCAATAGCTGCTGCGTGAGATTGTTTTACATCTTCAGAGGTGTTAGGTATTCCTCCGAGTTCTCTTTCGGTCTTAGAGAGCTTCGTATAGACTTTATCAGGTCTATTCATTGAGAAGCCTCGGTAGCCCCTGTTCTTAAAATGATAAAGTATTCTTGGTTTATTATTCTCTGCAAGTATTGGCATACCATAAAACACACAAGCCATTAATACTTCTTCAAAGAATATCTCAGCCGTTTGTGGTCGTGCAACATACTGTAAGAAAAACTCATTGCTTGGAGCATTGTCCATATTAAATTTAGTTACACCATGTAACGCACCATTAGATCCACCACCACCCACTACTCCTGATATATCATACGAGTCACACCCAAACGCACCTAGATGTTCATTGGCAGGATATTTAATTCCATTCTTAACAATGATTCTATTTTGTAACGCTTTCTCAGGTGTCCAACTTACAAGGAACCTGCCTCTCTTATCAGGACTAAATACTACCTTAGTATCTTTCTCTCCGTTTAACCAATGAAATGATCCTCTTGTTGTATGATGATCTTGTATCAAAGAATCATTATAGTCTATCTGCTGATATATCTTAGTAAGATTAAACAAAGACGATTTACTTTCATCTCTAAAAGCATGAGACTCAGTTCTAGGGAACTGTCTGTAAAATTCATTAAGTGCATCAGGATCACTCTTTAAAGATGCTACCTCGTTCTCCCAATAGTTTACTGCGCCAAAATCAATCATCTCGTCATCCACTCCTCTTATCGCTGTCTTCGGTGTTCTAAATACAGGACATCCATATCTATCTATAAACCCTTCCATATTCCACTCCATAGGAATGAACAAAGAATACATACCACTCTTGGTCATACCATTGGAGTTTCTTTTCAACACATTAGAATCTTCATATAGTTTTTTAAAAGTACCACCCCCTTTACTTAAAGCATTTGATGTAGATCCCATCATACACTTTCCAATTATCTTACTACCCAACCTTAAACAAGTTTTAGTTACCCTCCAATTATTTAATATATTGTTAGGCTTTAGCCATTTACCACTCTCATCATGTACAAGTAATAATAGCTTCTCACCATCATAAGAGTTGTCATCAGTATTCTTCCAATCTATTGTAGTATCAAGCCCTTGAATCTCCTCGTTGTCTACATCATACATATTCTTTTTTGTAATCTTAGAGGCAGGAACCCTGTAGGCTAATTCAGTCTTTGGTTTGTCCATACCATCTTGAATAGGTTTAAAAAAGAAAGGCAAGTGATGAGATATAGGAACTACCTTATCTGTAAACATCTTCTTTGCATCTGCTCCCGTTTTAGACAAGATACCTACTCTTGAATCTCTTGCAATAGTCGCTGTATTGACAGCTTCTGCTGAACCCATGAATGAAAACCCTGAACGTCTTATCTTTAAATATATCATTCCAAAGCATCTCTTGTCAGCCTTGCACGCCTCCCAATAAATAAAGAATATTCTATTAGCTTCTCTGTAGTCAGGATATCCTACGTCAATCTTGGTCCACTGTAAATACATATAGTGTGCTCCGGTAATATAGGTAGGTATTCCATTATTTTTAAACCAATAACCATCGTCCCTGCTATCAAACTCTTCTTCAATGTAGTCTACCCATTTGTCTTTAAAGTCTCTTGGCATTTCATTCCATTGAAATATAGAATTGATTCTGCTTAAGCTACGATCATAATCTTTTCTTTCCCAATATTGTTCGCTTGTTTTTTTACTTCTTGAGTACACTTTACTAGGAACAGAAGGAAGGGCTATATACAAACCACTAATACAAATAATCTCGCCAATAGTGCCGTTTTTAGAAATAATAACTACGTCATAATCCTTATTATATCCATAGTCCCATTTCTTTAGCTTGTTGTAACGAGCTATTTTTTTAGCAGGGATGTAATCCTTTACTACTCTGTATAAGCTATTTTGATCTTCGCTCTGCAAATCCTTGTTTTGTGTCTGTTCGTTTTGTTCCTTTACTCTCGTATTCTAATCTTTCTTTCTCTTCATCTATACGCTTTAATATATCAAACGCATCTATGATGGCTAGTTTCTTTGTAGCGGCAGCATTCTTTAATCTATCTGCAGCAAGCTCATCTTCAGGGTCAGGCTTTATTATTTCTTCTTGAGCAACTTTTATTAATTCTTTAACTGCTTTTTTTCCTGCCTCTATTATTTTTAGTTTGAGTTGATTTGATTCCATTGTTATCATTTAATATTTTTTGAATCTG